CACCCTTGGCACCCGCAGGAAGCGGCGGTGGCTTAGTGCTATCAGAAGCGGCGCTTGGCCGCTTTGTAAAATTTGTGGACCTTAGCTTTTCAACATCGCGCTTGGTGCTATTCAGATCAGCCTTGATATCATCAATCTGTGTATCATTTAGATCAAGGCGTTCTGAGAACTCCCGTATCTCTGTGTTGATCAGAGACACCTGACCGTCAAGTTGATTGGCGATATCAGTTTTAGTTTTGGCGTCTACTTGGAAGGACTGATAGATTTTATCGTTGATGCTCTTTTCAAGGGCACGCATCTCATCGGTTTTGACAACCAAGACCTTGTTAATCAGGTTGAATTGATTAGCGATATCCCTGAAGTTTCGGTCAACGATAGGAGAAACAGAGCCCGCGTCTTGTAGGTTGAGTGGAGAAAGTCTAACATCTCTGATTTGGGATGAAGTGTAGATGATCCGTTTGATTTGGGCATCTTGATTGGCGATGGTTTGACTAACCGAACCAGACACCGGCTTGAAGCTGGATTCTGTGTAATCACTACCTTTCGTAAAGCGGCGAATAAGAGCCGTGGCCTTATCCTCAACGGCCATTCTGGTCTTATCAGGCAACAAATCTAATCCGCTTTGTAAAGCCGATTCATATGGCCTAAGTTCTGCGTTGAGAACCGTTTTGCCGTATTCCTTACCAAGTTGCCAAAGTGCTGAACCGAGTCGTCCCATTTTACGCTAATCCTGCTCTTTCGTCTTCTAACTTCTTTAGGTAGTCTGTAAGCATATCAACGTAGATATCACGCTCAAACGGATACAGGTTCTCTATGTCCGCTATTGAATAGTGATGGTGTTGCGCCAAACTGAAAATCACCTGATAGTAGTTGCCCAACGTATTGTGGCTCATTACAGTATAAAAAAATCAGTTAGCGTCGTCAGCTTGATCAACTGTTCCTTACCGTTGGAGTTGGTGTATTTGACCTCATAGTAGAGAGACGGCAGAGCGGCCACGAACTCTCTGATCTTATTGTAAGTCGCAATATCCAATCCATCAATAAACTCTTTGATCTCATTCCGGGGCTGTTGAGCCAAGCGCCAGACATTCTCACCATCAAAATAATCGTCAATAGAGTTGAGGATCAGTTCATCAATCAATTCCTGTTCGGTTGCCGTGCCAGAGGTGAAGGCTTCGGTGGAATAGATAGTAGCCAACGGATACTTCATCTTGAAGCCGGAAGTTTCACCAGTCTTGATCAACAACTCTTGGTTCTCGGGGAACTTCACTTCAATCTTCTCAAGGTCAATATCAAATGGGTAGTCCTTACCGTCTTCGTCGCGATAAGATACCTTGACGATATTACCAATAGAAACGCTTCTGATCCTTAGGAACATGTATTCCAGATCAAAGAGGGTCAGCTTATTGGAGTCAAAGTCTCCGGTGATAATACAATTGTTCACCACCTGTTTGATGGCTTGGAAAATCTCGTAGGGGTTAGAGCCTTCCTTGGCCATGAGAAGAATCTTTTCTTCCTTGACCAACATAGGCCGTATCTTCACTTTCTTCTTGATTGATGGGATCGTCACATCATAGATTGGGTGGTCAATTTTTGGCAACTTCATAGTTCACTCCTTTAGCTTTCAAACCCATTTGCGGGGGCACCACCTTCTTCCGGTGGTTCTTCGTACCAATCCGTGAAACACATAGTCACGGGTATTCGCATGTATTCTTCGCCATTCGCCCATGCCAGTTCAACTGCTTCAAGGGCTATCGGGAAGGCATCTCTTAGAACGACACTTGCTCTAAGGTGTCCTGCCTCATCAAAGGTTTGGATATTCACCGAAGTCAGATACTCGCTCTTGTAATTGATTTCGTAGGGCATGGCCGCACCCCCGGTGCCACCGATTCCCCCACTCATGTTGCTTTCAACAATCAGGTTGAGCCATTCCTTGAAGAATCGCCAGTGAGCCATAGATTCATCAGCGATGAGCTTGATCCTCACATCCTGATAGATCGCCCGCACTACTCGCTTTTCATCCGGCCCATAGCCATACCGGGGATGTTCTCCGGTATGTAGTCCAAAGATCGGCAGTTCGGTGGCTTCGGCCCACATTTCAATATCGCGGACCACATCATCAAAATCACCGATCATACCGGGGGGAGAGAATACACGAACAAGGAACTTGCTTGGACGGGCAATACCCCGACCGTATACTGCGGCTCGGAAATCAGCGATATTGAATGGCATTTACTTCTTTACCTTTTTCTTTTTGATCTTGACCGACTTATAGCCAATAGCTTCGCGGCTCTTATTCCACACATGATCACGGGTAATGTTCTGCTTCGTGCCACCCCCCGGAACAAAGCGTTCGGTTGGAAGGGTCAACATCATGTCCCACTCGTTAGGATCAACCACGAGGAAGCGCGATTTCACGTTGATATAGAGATATCTATGCACACAGGGCTTGAACCACCGGTATTTTGCAGAGCTATTTAGTATGTCGTAGGAAACCTGTAGCTGCTTCTTCTCATTTAGGTGCTGATCTTTGTAGAGGGTGTAGAGGGCATCAAGGAGTCTGGCACGCAGGGCAATCGGCAAATAGTGAAGGTTCAACCCCAGAAACCCGTTGCCATAGAACTTGATCGGCATCACCAAGGGAAAGGTGTCATAGGCAAACATCTTCTTTTTGGATTCTGCCAAGGGATCATAGAAAAACATGATCATTCGTCCGGTGTGCTTGATATTGAGCCTGGATGTAGGGCGAAGGGTGCTGTCTTTGATGGGAGAACCCCGGAGCCGCTTGGTATCGGCACCCAGAATCGTGTTGCCTGAGATGGTGGCGATCTTCTCGGCTTGCTTACGAAACCATTCCTTGGCTCGGTTGATGCTCACTTTGCCGTTCAGCACTTGGGCGTTGAACTTCGTTAGCAGTTCTCTAAAAATTGGTGTGGTCATTATTTACCTTTGAATAGCTGATCTTCGGTCAGCACTTTGAATTTCCAACCATGCTTTTCACAAAATCGTTCGGCAGAGCCCCACTTGGCATGATTGACCGCCACGGTTAGCCCTTCTGTTAGATATTTCTTACTTGTTCTCTTTGCCTTGCTCATCATCACCGCTTGGTGTTTGGGTTTAATCTCTATGAGATAAGTTTCCACGATTCCGTGTTTGTCTTTGCGCTTTACATATACGTCCGGGAAGTATCGCGCCAATCTGTTGGTTGTAGGATGGGTGTAATAGACAAAAATTTCTTCGGATGCCCACTCTAAAACCTGAGGGTCATGGTCTATTTCAAGAAAGTATTTGAGTTCCCAACTAGACCGATAGCAGATATTATTCACATCACCCTTGTATTTTTTTGGGAATTTTGGCTTGAATTTGCCTTGGAGATAAGAGGCCATTTGTTTCCTGTATAAATAAAACTACGCAATCCTTTTATTTAGCAAGGAAACAAATGGCCGTTAATCCACAAATCAGCACGGACTTATCTATCGCACCAGCCCAACCATATTTTACGGGTAATCAATCTGACGCTAACGCGACAGCAAAGACAATGAGGGGCGGAGTAGGGCAAGCCCAGCAGCGCGGGTCCGTTAGACAAGCTCAAGATTCCATCGCAGGCATGGGAGGGATGCAGAATCTACAGTTTCCCCATGATGCGCCAAAGTATTGGATGGTGCTGACCATCTCGTCATACAGCCGAACAAATCTAACCACCGTCAATACCGGTAATGTTCTTGGAGCCATTAGACTTCCCATACCCACTCAGCTTGAGGATGTGCAGCGAATTGAATATGACCAGTCCTTTGCCTTTGGGCCGGGATGGGGAAATTTGACACAGGCGGCGGCTGATGCGGCAAATCAAATCCGACAAGGGGGTAATATTGATCCTTTGGCTGCTGCTCGGAGGGTAGGGTCAGTCGTAGGAGGGGTTATCGCGTCGGTGGCTCAAGCCGACCCCACCGGAACGCTTCAAACCGGCGCAGCCGCGTTGAACGCCTTTGAAGGATTGGCCGTCAATCAGTTCTTCACGATTCTCTTGAAAGGCCCACAATTCAAATCCTATGCCCTTGACTTCGTTCTACAGCCCCGAACAGCCGGGGAATCCGCGACAATCCGGGATATTATCCAAGTTCTCCGGGGGGCAGCCGCACCTGATCTTACAGCCGGGGGTTTGTTTTGGGAATTTCCCAACATCGTGACACCCACATTTATGCCTCAGGGGAATGGTAATGAAACCTATATGTATCGCTTCAAACCGGCTGTAATGACCGATGTAGGGGTGGCCTATAACCCATTTGGTCCGCCATCCTTCTATCGGGGAACCGGCGCACCCGAATCCGTCCGATTAACAATCCATTTCCTAGAATTGGAATATTGGCTAAAACGGGACTTCTAACATGGACAGATACTTCTCTCGCTTTCCACTCACCATCTATAATGACACGGCTGTTCTGGACATTTCCCGAAGAGTCCGTATTGATAATGTCAACAAGGAAGTGCCCAATCTATTCTACCCTGTAGAAATACACAGCGGGACTAGACCGGATGTGATAGCCGATGCCTATTACAAAGACCCGGAATTAGATTGGATGATCTATATGTCCAACGAAATTGTGGACCCCTATTACCAGTGGTATCTGAATGAGGAAGAATTCAATCAATTCGTGATTGATAAATATGGAGACTATGCCCTTCCCCGAAAGAAGATCGTTTTCTGGCGCTCTAATTGGAGCGAGGATGATGTAGAAATCACCGCGTCCTACTATGAGAACACCTTGGCCGTGGAACATAAGCAGTATTACAGCCCAAACTACGGGACCAACGGCAAGATCATGGCCTATACCCGCAAAAAAGAGGACTGGATCGTCAATACCAATAAGGTTTATCAGTATGGTGTCACCTATACAGCGGGCAATACCTTTACCGAAGGAGAAATCCTAGATATCAAAACCGGGGGAGAAATCGTCGGGGGAGCCGAAGTGGTCACATCCAATAGCACCACTCTGATTGTCCAACATGTCACGGGTAACTCAGTCGCCAACTCTACATGGACTAAA